GTCCCAAGCCCAGGTGTCGAGCAGATACCTGCGAACATCTTCTTGGCTTGTGTCCTCGTCGCTCTTGATGAGCAGGTATTCATCATTGCCGTCGATGCCTCGGTCAATTGATCCGATCTGTTGTACCGCAAAGTTCATTTGCTTTCTCCTTTCTTGGTTGGCTCAAAGAAGCCGATGTAGAGCGTGCCCTCTACCTGTGGTTGGAACCAGTTGATCTCGTAGTCTGCGTCGTATGGCACGGGGACATGGAACAGATTGAACGGGTTGCCTTCCTTCTCCATGTGTGCGAGCACCTCCTTGAGTGTGCGCTCGGGGGTGGTTGTGATCCACGTTGATACGCTTGATGCGTAGAAGTGGGACTTGGTGTTGTCGTGGCTCATCTTCATTTGCTTTCTCCTTCTTCGTAGGTGTCAAACGGCAGGCCCACCGCCTCCACCAGTTCGTTGTTGTTGACGAGGTCGGCAATGCGTTTGAGTATTGCGATGGCAAGCTGCTCCTGCGTCACGTCTTCGCCCTCTGGGTGCGTGCTGCCACCCACGCTGAACGCGATGGTGAACGCATGGTTGTAGGTCTTCATTTGCTTTCTCCTTCTTGGTTGATGCCCAGCAACTGGGCGCGTATGTCGTCGAGTTGAGAGAGAACTTTCTCTCTCGTGCCTTTGAACCCCAGCATCTTGAGTGTCGAGTAGGCCGTTGGGCCACGGCTCTTGCTCATGCCCTTGAGTTCTAGTTTCAGCATCGAGCGCAGCGTAAGCAGCCGCGCCCCTTCGATCTGTGAGCCTGTGAGTACTGTCATTTGCTTTCTCCTTTCAGTTGATCTTTGACCCATGTGACCAGCAGGTGGGCGTCCAGTGCTGCTGCCTTGACGTCCTCGAAGTACTCAGCGTCGTACTGCATATCCTCGTCGTTGATGTACCGCTCCAAGTCCTCGGCTATGCACAGCGTGAGGTTGTGCAGGTGACGCAGCGCGTCGTTGATGTTGTCTGGTTGTTTCATTTGTCTGTCTCCTGTGCGTTGTTGATCTGCGCGATGGTGTCCATCAGCTCGCGGTTGATCCTAGCTATGTTGTGGTGGATAACTTCTAACTGGTGCTGCGTCGTGGTAGCACCCGCCTCGTGAGCGGCCTTGCCAATGCGCATGATGGTGGCGTTGAGGTCATCGAGCGTCACCCATGCGCTGGCCACCTCGGACATGATCTGTAGTTTCTGTTTGCCTGTCATTTGCTTTCTCCTTGGGGTTGTGCACACGCTGCGATGTACAGCGACATGACTGCTTTGTTGATGTTGTTATGCGCTTTCTCCAACTCGTGCTGTGCCACAGTAGCACCGGCATCATGCGCGGCATGGCCGAGCGCCTCGATGTCATCGAGGGCTGTGTTGAGCCTGTGCATATGCGTGTACAGGACAGACCACTGGAGTGGCTCCTTGTAGTTGCTTGCTTCGTTCATCTTCATTCTCCTTTTTACAAGTGCCGCACATTGGGTATGGCTGTGCGGCTTGGCCATGTGTGGTCGAGAGAGATTTCTCTCTCAGCCCAGCAACTCTGTCCAGTGGTTGGGTACATGTGCGTTGTCTGGCAGCGCCCGGAGTGTGTCCCTGGCTGCACGCAACCGGCTGGCCTTGTCCGTATCGTCCGCTGCAGTAGCGGAGTCAAGCTCGGTGTTGATGTGCTTGAGCATGCGTGCTTTCTTGCGGTTGTGCAGGAGCGCGGGCACGGTGCGGGTGAACGGCTCTTTGAACTTGGCCTTGGCGCGCACAGGTATGGCGCTGGCCTCCACGATGAACGCGTCCTTGATGCGGTCAGGTATGTAGTCCGTCCAATGGCTGTGCTCGGGCAGTGCATCGCGGGCGCTGCGCATAGCAGCCAGCTTGTCGTACGCCTTGTTGAGCAAGTCGTAGTAATCTTGCACGAACGCGTCGCGCTCTGGCGCTTGTGTTGCTGTCTTGTACCTGACCATTGAGCGCACGATGCGTCTCTCATGCTGGAGCGCAGCGATTAGGTCGTCCCATGCCTGCTTGTGTGCGGCACGTTTGCGCTTGGCCACGCTCAAGGCATGGCGCTGCGCTTTGATGGCGTCGATGGTGCGGTCGATCATTACTTCGGGCATCTCCTCCTGGCGCAAGAGCCACATGATCTCGCGGTATGACTTGTTGCGGAAGCGGTTGTATGGATCGCGCATGATTCCTCCGAGTTGGTATGCAGTTGTTGACAGTTTGGCATAGATTACTACGCCCGTACCGCGATTAAGTGTGTGTAAGTTGTTGTTGTGTATGGGGATTATACGTTTGCGTCCCCTCTATCTGTATTTTTCCGGGACATCACTTGCCCGAGACTTTCAAATTAATTAGCAGAGTATGAGTTGGCAGGGTGGGCATGAGTGCTTTCTTCTTTCTTTAAAAGTTTTTATTTATATAGATAGAGGGGATAGAACATGGACAACGCCTTATAGATCAAGGACTTACGCACACTTAAACGCGGTACGGGCGTAGTAATGAATGGACAGTGCCGCCGGCGGAGGAATCATGGTGATTCCACAAGGTGCGTTGTTTACTACGCCATGCTTGCCACTCAAGGCGGGCATGGCGGGCCTCGTCGATACGCCGCTGCTCTTGTGGGGGCAGCTTGGCGTACAGCTCATCGCGCAGCTTGCGAAGCTGCGCTAGATGGTAGTCCTTAACGGACATTGTGGGTTGCACGCATGGCTGCGTAGGCGTTCTGCTCGATGAACCAACGCTCAAGGGCGTTGACCGAGGCGAGGACTGTCTCGTTGCCCGTGCGGCGCTCGATGACGCGCCAGATGCAGAAGTCTGGGCGGTGCTCGCCCAGTGGCAGCTCCTCGATGAGAGAGAATTCTCTCTGGCCGATCTGAACAGTGCCGGTGTGCTTGGTTGTCATGGAAGTTCTCCTGTGTGACATGGGCAAGATCGCCCCCTCAGCCCACGCTGTGCGCATGGGCTGGGAGAGTTTCTTACTTGGTGAAGTCGAGGTCGTAGTAGGACAGCAGTTGCATACCCTGCCAAAGCTCGATGCGGGCATTGAGGGATTGCAGGGCGTCGAACAGAACATCCGCATCGAAGCGGTTCTCACAGTGGTAGGTGCGGTCAACGCCCTCGTGGCGCAGGATGACAGTGAATTGCATGATGGGAACTCCTAGAAATGGAAAGGTGAAGGGTGCAACGTGGGTGTTGTTGCGCTGGGTGGAAAAGAGAAGGCATCAGTTTTGCGCCAAGTGGAAAACTGTTAGACAAGGGAAGGAACAGCGGGCCAGCCTGACCCGCTGTGATCGAGAGAAAAACTGGGGTGAAAAGTAACCCCAGATCAGACAGCGTTGAGCACCGCTTTAGCGGCGGCCACGGAGCCGCACAGCTTGATGAGTGCCTTGGCTGTCGCCCGTGCCTCTGCGCTGATGCGTGCGTGGGCCTTGGGCTTACCAGCGGCTCTGGCTTCCCGCACTCCGGTGGCAACGTCCACCAGATACTTGACCCGGTTGTATTCCGAGCTGTCCTTCTTGAACACCAGCGATCCGCCCCGCTGACTGGGGTGAGGTTTCACCCCAGATTTCTCCGCCACATAGATCGTGGCGTACACCCGTATGTCCGGGCCGATGATGCCCGCCTGAGCCAGCGTCATCGTAAAGTCCTCGGACTCGATACGGGCGAACACAGCGAAGGCCGCTTTGCAAGCGGCAGGGTTTGCGGCAATGAATGCCTTGACATGGTTACTCATGGAAGTACTCCTATCAGTTAAGTATCAGCAGGGGCCAATCCCCTACCGATGCTTCTAGTTTATGTATGGGGGGTTTTTGGAAGGTCATGGCCGACCCCCCGTCTGACCCCCACCATACCCCCACCCCCCATATGTAGACCCAGTGCGGCGTGGCTGCACAAACACTGTTTTGCAACCGCACTCCACATCTCAGTAATACCAACTCATTACTTACCACCTACAGCAATCAAAAAAGTTATCGCTGCACGATAAACTCGCTAATTTTTATATAAATTTCAGCATATCTTTGTCTAATGTTAGACAACTCCAGGTAAAAAAAGACCCCGCTGGAGAACCAGCGGGGTGCAATGGGGTTTAACGCCCAAGGAGAAAGCAAATGCCTTGCGGCAACTGCCAAACGCAGTGTATAGTAGGCAGCATCGGTAAGCAAGGGCTCACGCCTCAAACCCGCACATGCTTGATCACCTGTTGGATTTTGAGCCGGACATCGTCCCAAACGACGCTGCGGGCCGCGCCATTGAGAAGCACACCACGGCGCAAATCATCGACGCACAGGTCTCAACCGCAGATTTCCTTGCATCCCTGGGCTCCCCCGACACCGACGCCGTCATATCGGAGCTGGAGCAAAAAGCCGCCCGGGCCGCGTTCAACGCCGTTGTCACCCAGGAAGACGGTGCGCACCACAAGCTCGCCCAGATCGAAACCCCCGCAGCCGTGCGCCATCTCGTCGGCATGCTGACCGCATACGACTGGGAGTTTGTGAACCAAGCCAAGCAGTTGCGCGGCTACGCCGTGGCCAAGCTCCTGGAGGAATGCGAGAACCCCAACTCAAACATCCGGCTCAAGGCGCTGGGCCTGCTGGGCAAGGTCACAGAAGTTGGGCTGTTCACAGACAAAATCGAGGTCAAGAAGACCGACCTCACGGAAGAAGAAATTGACCGCAAGCTCAAGGAGAAGCTGGCGGTGTTCATGAACATCACAGACGTAGCCCCAGCCGATATTGAAGATGTAACCGCAGTGCCGCAGGCCGATGACGACCAACCCACCGCTGACGCCTGAGCAAGCCAAGGCGCTGCTCATGAATATGAGCAAGCTCTCCACACAGGAGAAGCTTGAGGCGTTGGAGTTGCTGGACAAAGCCGCCGAGCACCAAAAGCGCAACGCCGCTCGCGGCGACATGATCGAGTTTGCCAAGACGGTATACCCGGGGTTCAAGGTGGGGCCCCACCACAGGAAGCTGGCGCGTATCTTCAAGGATGTGATCGAAGGTAAAAAGCGCCGGGTCATCATCAACATCGCGCCACGTATGGGCAAGTCCGAGTTCAGCTCATACCTGTTCCCGGCGTTCTTTCTAGGTAATTTCCCTGAGAAGAAGATCATCATGGGCACGCACACGGCGGGCCTGTCTGAGGACTTCGGACGCCGGGTCAGGAATCTGATCGAGGGCGACGAGTACCAAGAGTTGTTCCCGGGCACCAAGGTGGCCGACGACCAGAAGGCTGCGGGCAAGTGGTCCACGGGCGCGGGCGGCCAGTACTACGCCGCAGGCGTAGGGGGCGCTCTGGCTGGACGGGGCGCGGACCTGTTTGTGATTGACGACCCCCACTCTGAGCAGGACGTGAAGGCCAACAGCCGGTTGGCGTTTGATACGGCGTGGAGCTGGTTCCAGACGGGCCCACTGCAGCGCCTGATGCCGGGCGGTGCCATACTGATCATCATGACGCGGTGGGGCAAGCTGGACCTGACCGGGCGGCTGCTGGACTACCAGACGAAGAATCCCGAGTCAGAGCCGTGGGAGGTGGTTGAGCTACCGGCCATCCTCAACGAGGACACGGAGAACGAGAAATCGCTCTGGCCCGAGCAGTGGCCGCTGGAGACGCTCAAGCAGAAGAAAGCCGCGCTGGACCCGCAGTATTGGAACGCCCAGTACATGCAGAACCCGGTCTCAAACACGGCGGCGATCATCAGCAGAAAGCTCTGGCGCATATGGGAGGCAGACGACCCGCCGCGCTGCGACTACGTGATCCAGTCCTGGGACACGGCGTTTGAGGCCAAGACCAGCGCCGACTACAGCGCCTGTACTACCTGGGGCGTGTTCTACAACGAAGAAGAGGACGACAAGGCGCAGATCATCCTGCTCGACGCGTTCAAGGACAGGATGGCGTTCCCCGAGCTCAAGGCCGTGGCGCTCAAGCACTACAAGGAGTGGCAGCCCGATGCGTTCATCATTGAGAAGAAAGCCGCTGGGGCCCCCCTGATACAGGAGCTGCGCAAGATGGGCATCCCGGTGCAGGAGACCAACCCGAGTCGGGGCAACGACAAGATCACCCGGGTCAACGCCATTGCGGACCTGTTTGCCTCGGGGATGGTCTGGTGCCCGGACACCCGGTGGGCCCGGGAGGTGATCGAGGAGGTAGCGTCGTTCCCCAACGGAGACAACGACGACTACGTGGACACCACGTCACAGGCACTGTTACGATTCAGGCAAGGCGGCTTTATCGCACTTGAGAGCGACGAGCCCGACGAGCCACGGTTTTTCAAACGCCGGGCCCGCGCCTACTATTAAGGACACACTATGGCCACCAACATCGACAAGGCGCTCTACAGCGCCCCTACCGGCATCGAGGAGCTTGCGCAGGACGAAGCGCCCATTGAGATTGAGATCGTTGACCCCGAGCAGGTCAACATCCAGGCAGGCGGCCTTGAGCTGTCCATCACCCCGGGTGAAGACGACGATCCGTTTGCGGCCAACCTTGCCGACGAGCTCGACGCAGGGGAGCTGGCAACGCTGGCTGGCGAGCTTGCCGATGACATCACCAACGACCTGGGCTCACGCAAGGAGTGGGAGAAGTCCTACG